CTTGAAATCCCAACCTTCGGTGCCCGTGAAATCAACAAAGTTACTATCTTTGCTTGTGTTGGATGAAGCATCACGGAAGAATTCATTGTTTAGATCATCAGCAATTTCAGAATTGGTATAACCTCCACCTGAAGCTTTTTCATTCTTCATTTGACAGAACATATAATGAATTATGACGTCTTTTCCCCGATTGTTGTCATTACCGTTGTAGGAGAAGAGCTCGTTAAGCTTGATCCCTTGACAATAGGGCGTAGTTTTAACTCTCTCGCCAATTCCAATGCCTGATCTCTTGAAATTGACCATTTGGCACGTAAGCTCTCGATATCCGACTGTTCCAGTGGAAAAAATTGCATTGGATTTGGAAGAAATCCGTACGGATGGGTTAGGCTTAAACGTCGCTGTACGGCGCTTTTTGGAGCGATAGCGATTAACTGCTCGTCCAATAACACGCGCTCCCCGTTTAATTCCACGACGGTTTCTATATACCATTCCGGCAGCTCTGACATACTTTGAGTAAGGGCTGACCTTATAACCGTACTTAGCTAACCGTGTTGCACCTCGAACTACCGGTACAAGGGCACTTGGCATGTTGATATATATAATAAAGTTTTGGCGTTTTTGTTGAAAAGCGCCTTAAGTACCTGGGAGTGGCGGTACAGTATTACCCGCCACTTACATCCCATCCCATTATTTTTTAAAATGCCGACTCAACAGTCTACTCGTTGGTGTTTCACCTGGAACAACCCTCCTGCAGGGTACGAACAAGTTTTAGCTTTTGACGAGGATGTCTTTAAATACCTCGTGTACGGACGAGAGTTGGGAGAATCTGGAACATTCCATCTCCAAGGATTCGCAGTCTTCAACACAAACAAGCGATTCAACGCTGCTAAAAGACATCTTGGAGGAGACTCAGTACATGTCGAAGTTGCTAATGGAACTTCTGTCCAAGCGTCCGAATACTGCAAAAAAGACGGAAATTTCGAAGAGTTTGGACGTCTACCAAACGAACAGGGACGCCGCACTGACCTTGATGAATTCTTTGAATGGGGGGCTGATTTCATCCGTGAAAATGGACGAGCCCCCTCCAGCCCCGAATGCGCCAAGCTTAAGCCAAAATGCTACACTAAATACCCCCGTGCGTGCAAGGCTTTGTTCCACCAAGCCCCCCCAATTAGCCGGGAAGAGAATCCACAACCTAGAGAATGGCAATCCGAATTGGAACAAGAGTTAGATGATCCTGCCGATGATCGTAGTATTTTATTTTATGTAGACCCAGATGGTAATTCCGGAAAGACTTGGTTTTGTCGCTACTTGCTCTGTCAGCGCCCTGACGATGTTCAGATTTTATCGATTGGGAAAAGAGATGATGTTGCTCACATTGTTGATCCTGCCAAAAAAATCTTTTTATTTAATATTCCTCGTGGTCAGATGACCTTCTTTCAATACTCAGTTGCCGAAGCCTTGAAGGATGGTTTCGTGCAATCGAATAAGTATTCCAGTGTTGTTAAATCCTGGGCTACAAAGAATCATGTGGTTGTGTTTTGTAATGAGTTCCCAGACGAAGAGAAACTTAGTGCTGATCGAATTATTATTCGTAGTGATTTTAATTAAATTACCTAAGTGACATTTTACCGGTAAAAACCAGTAGGAACCGTTAGGGTCATTGTCACGCTTAAACGGCAGTTAAAAACCAGTAGGAACCGTTAAAAACCGTTGTCACGCTGTCACGGTGTGACCAACCGGCAGTTAAAAACCGTTAGGAACCGTTAGGAACCGTTATGTCACGCTTGTGTGTGCCCCCTTAATAATCCTTGATGTATGTAACATTTCGTACTTCTCTGTTCAAGAAGTTTGGTTCAGCAGTTACCGGATGGTGTCGAGACTCCACCGATTGTAACCATACCATAGAGAAGAAAGGACGCTCAGGGATAGTACTGCTAGGCCCTGTGAACTCAATGCGTCGTTTAATAGGAATCCACTTGTTGATCCGCATGATGTGTCTTCGTGTTCCTGCAATTTGATCCAAGCTGAGTGCACTCATGACCATTTTTTTAGAATATAAAATGCGAATTTGACTTGGATTGACAGAGTTCACATTATACTTGAAATCCCAACCTTCGGTGCCCGTGAAATCAACAAAGTTACTATCTTTGCTTGTGTTGGATGAAGCATCACGGAAGAATTCATTGTTTAGATCATC